TGTTTAGAGAGTCAGATACTTTTAAAGAAGAGTGTCTTAAAGAGTTAGCCGACCTTGTTTATGTTTGTTATCAGTATGCAGTGAACATGGGATGGGACTTGGATAAAGCTTTAGAACTTATCCATGAAAGCAATCTTTCTAAGTTAGGAGAAGATGGTAAACCAATACTAAGAGAAGACGGAAAGATATTAAAAGGACCTAACTATAAAAAACCAAACTTACATTCACTCATATAATGGCTAACAAAATTGCTCGGACTGGTCGAGTCCAGTCATGGATTGATAATCCAACATCACGTCTGCCCGTATCATGCACAGTCTTCGTTGTTGAAGACTCAATGGAAGGACCTAATGGAATCGAAGCGAGCTGGAAATTTGTATCGCATGCTCTCCGATATGGAGCAGGAGTTGCAGTCCACCTGTCAAAACTACGACCAGCAGGAACAAAAACTAATAAAGGAACTGACACGCTTGTTGCAAGCGGACCAGTCTCATTCGCAAAAATTTACTCAACATTAAATGAAATACTTAGAAGAGGCGGTACGTACCGCAACGGTGCCTGTGTTCTGCACCTTGATATTAACCACCCCAATATTATTGACTTCGTGCAAGTCGAAAGACACGAACTCCCATGGGTTAAGCGATGTGTTGACCTCTCCCCAGAACTCTGGAGTGATACAGAAGCTGGAGTCAAGGAAGCAATTATTAGAGGGATTGCTAGAGGAGACATCTGGCTCAACAAAATAAAGGAAGATAAAAATGGAAACAGAATCTGGAGCAACGTCTGTCTTGAGGTTTACTTGCCCTCACGGGGAACGTGCCTCTTACAGCACCTTAATATGTCAGCCTGTCGTATCGGCGACATACGAGAAGGTATGCGTGAAGGTATGTCCGATTTGTGCCAGCTCCATAGTAGGACAGGGATTGACAAATCTGGAGAATACCTTGCGCCAGATATCGATAGGCAAGTTGGATTCGGACTCTTAGGTCTAGCCAACTTCTTAGCAAATAACAATATTACATATGCCGAGTTTGGTAAGGCTCTTGAAGCAACTAATAATGCTCAACCTTACGAAGGATACGCAGGGTTAGCTGCGCGTGAACTTTACCTCGGCATACAAGAAGCAGCTAACATAGCAAGAGAACATAATATGCAGAGAGCATTCGCTATAGCTCCAACTGCTAGTTGTTCTTATAGAAGCAGAGATCTCAAAGGCTTTACAGCAACTCCTGAGATTGCACCTCCTATTGCACGAACAGTTGACAGGGATTCAGGTACATTTGGGGTAGAACAAGTACAATATGGCGACAAAGTTGAAATCGCATCCGAAGTTGGATGGGAGAATTATAAGAAAGTAGCTGATCAAATAATGATCATGCTAGATAGAACTGGTTTGCTTCATGGCTATAGCTTCAATTCTTGGAGCGACATGGTGACTTACGATGAAGCATTTATCGAAGAGTGGCTTAAGAGTCCACAGACTTCGCTCTATTATTCTTTACAAGTAATGGGCGACACTCAAGATAAGTCTGATGCTTACGCAGCATTAGATCAGTCCGAAGTTGATGATTACTTGGCAGAGTTAATGAGCAACAAACCTGATGAAATAGCTTGTGACTGTCAACAATGAACCCCTACGAAAAATTATTAAAAAGAAAACGGAAATGGACACCGGTCCAAACCACTAAAGGAAAATTAAAATATGGTGCAGAAGAAACCGTGTACCGTGCTCTCGCTGTACGCAACATGGAATGTCCGGTTGGCGCGTTTGTATCTGATTCACTCTCTGAGATTCCTCAGAAGAGTAGAGAACTTTTGGAATCAAACATAAAAGACGAGGACAACCACGACTTAGCACTAGGATATATCGCTAACGCTATAGGCGTAGATGATAAAGCTGAAGCAGAGGCATTACGCCTACGAGATGCATGGATAGAGCATCCAGATCACACAATATTGAAAGCATTAGTTATAGAAAGAGCAATCTTTTTTGTCTTGCTTCCCTTCTTTAGATTTAATGGTGATGCTGGATTAAGAACTGTCAGTGCAGATATATCTAGAGACGAGCAGATACATGTAGCAACAAATAGTTTGGTATGTGCAGAGCTTGGTCTTACATCAAGCCCTTCTTTAGACAAGCTAAGGAAGGCAACAATTAACTGGATAATGCAACCACTTAAGAATGATCATGCCGATAGATATTTGAGCAAAAAATTTTGGCTCGATGCTAGTGATCGTCTTATGTATGAAGGCAAAGCTCCAGAGTTTAATGACACCAAGGCTGCGAGAATGCCAGCCTTCTTTGAACATGCAAACACAAATCTCCCTCAATACTCTTAAGCTTCACAACGAAAGGTTAGACAAGCTACTTACAAGACTTGAGGAAAATTTTGGTTGGAAACCTATCCATCCCAAAGAAGACATAAACACAATTATGTATAGAGCTGGACAATCCAGCGTTATTGAATATATAAAATCCATCATGGAGGACGAAATTTAAAATGTGTTGGCCGAGACCTAAACCCCCAGAAATTCCACCACCATTACCACCAGCACCCCCTGCTCCCTTACCACCACCAGCACCTGAACAGTTACCTGAAGCTCAAACGAAACCAGTTAACCCTAATGTTCAACAAGCTCAATCTAGACTTGGGACTAAGAAAGGTAAGAAAGGTAGTACTAAAGATTTAAGAATAGATAAAAATGCTCCATCTGCATCTGGAGCACAAGGATCAGTAAATACAGGATACCAGAATAATAATACTGGAGGACTTCAATAGTGAAAGCACGTGAAAGATATAATCAGCTATCGAATGCTCGTCAAATGTTCCTTGACAAAGCAGTTGAATGTTCTGAACTCACGTTGCCTTATTTAATTGATGACGATATATCATCAAGACCAAACCATAAATCATTAAAAGTACCTTGGCAATCAGTCGGAGCCAAGTGTGTGGTTACTTTGGCTGCGAAGCTTATGCTCGCAGTCTTACCACCACAGACAAGTTTCTTCAAGCTACAGGTACGTGATGACAAGTTAGGAGAAGAATTAGATCCAAAGATAAGAAGTGAATTAGACCTTTCTTTCTCCAAGATGGAGAGGATGATCATGGATTATATAGCTGCTAGTAATGATCGAGTTGCAGTACACCAAGCATTAAAACATTTAATTGTTGGTGGTAATGCCTTGATCTTTATGGGCAAAGATGGAATTAAAACTTTTCCTTTAACTAGATATGTCATTAATAGAGATGGTGATGGCAACGTTTTAGAGATAGTTACAAAGGAACTTATTAGTCGAAAGGTTTTGGACATCGAGCTACCAGAACCAAAGCCAAATACTGGCATTGACGAAAGCTCTACAACAAATGATGATGTCACTATATATACATACGTCAAGCTAGATAAATCTAGTGGCAGATGGGTATGGCATCAAGAAGCATTTGATAAAATCATTCCTGATACAAGAAGTACTGCACCTAAGAACGCCAGTCCCTGGTTGCCTTTACGGTTCAATACAGTTGATGGAGAAGACTACGGTCGTGGAAGAGTAGAAGAATTTTTAGGAGATCTTAAATCATTAGATGGTTTAAGCCAATCACTAATAGAAGGAGCAGCTGCTGCATCTAAGGTTGTCTTTTTAGTCAGCCCAAGTTCAACTACTAAACCAGCCACCATTGCAAAGGCTGGTAACGGAGCCATAGTTCAAGGTAGACCAGAAGACGTTGCAGTTATCCAAGTAGGAAAGACTGCGGATTTCTCAACGGCTGCGAACATGGCGGCAGCTATTGAGAAAAGATTGTTGGAAGCTTTCCTTGTTATGAATGTAAGGAATGCAGAAAGAGTTACAGCTGAAGAGGTACGCCTCACTCAACTAGAACTTGAACAACAACTCGGAGGAATATTCTCACTACTTGTAATTGAGTTCCTTATCCCATATCTCAATAGAACATTATTAGTTTTACAAAGATCAAATCAGATTCCAAAATTACCTAAAGATATAGTTCGTCCAACAATCGTTGCTGGAGTTAATGCTCTAGGTCGAGGACAAGATAGAGAATCACTTACTGCATTCGTAGGAACTATTGCACAAACATTAGGACCAGAAGCATTAGTGCAATACATTAATCCGCTAGAAGCTATCAAACGATTAGCTGCTGCACAAGGTATTGATGTACTTAATCTTGTTAAGACTGAGCAACAAATAGAAGAAGAACGACAAGCTGCACAAGCACAAACTGCACAACAATCTTTAGTTGATCAAGCTGGGCAAATGGCTGGTACTCCTTTGATGGACCCAAGTAAAAACCCACAATTAATGGATGAAGAACAACCACCTATGGAAGAATAATGGCAGAAACATTAACAGTTAATACTGATGATTCAACTCCCGAACTGACAAGTGAAGAACAAGACTCTTTACAAGTCGGGGAGAAGATGGCTGAAGAGCAAGGTGAATTACTTGCTGGTAAATATAAAAATGCTGAAGATTTAGAAAAAGCATACGTAGAACTTCAAAAGAAATTAGGAGAGAAAGACGATGGCTTACAAGAAGGGCAAGAAACCGAAGAAGTAACAGACGAAACTGAAGAAGAAACTACATCTGAAAAGAGTGAAGCAGTGTCATTATTAGAAGCTGCTAATGAAGAATTCTATGCTAATGATAAAAGTATATCTAAGGAGACTTTAGAAAAATTCTCGCAATTAAGTAGCCAAGAATTAGTTCAGGCTTATATAGAGATGCAGAAAAATGCTCCACAAACAGAATCAGAAGTAGATGTTACTACAGCAGAGATTAATAAGATCCAGAACTCTGTAGGAGGAGAAGCTCAATACGATAAATTAGTTGCATGGGCTGGAGAAAATCTTAAAGCAGATGAGATTAAAGCGTTCGATGCTTTAGTTGGTACAGGTAATGCAGCTTCTATTCAATTAGGAGTTGATGCACTTAAAGCAAAATATGATAATGCCAACGGTTATGAAGGACGCATGCTGTCAGGAAAAGCAGCTGAAAATTCTGGAGATATATTTAAGAGTCAAGCACAATTAGTTAAAGCTATATCAGATCCTCGTTATGACAATGACCCTGCATACAGACAGGAGATCGTAGCAAAACTGGACCGTTCAGATATTCAATTTTAATGAAAACAAAAGACCTCGATACGCTACTTGAAAATGAGTATGCGTACGAACCACCAATACAAGTATTACCAAAACAAAAAATTATGACACCCGAAGCAGAAAGGTTTAATGGTTGGGCAGCAATGCTTGGCTTCGTTGCAGGGCTAGGAGCTTATGTAACAACAGGACAAATAATTCCAGGAATATTTTAAGAGTACCGGCGACCCGAATCATATCGTAACTCGCCATACTCTTTTTTTTATTCTAAATATTTAATGAAAAATTTAATTGTACTTGCAGTAGCAGCAGTATCCTCACCAGTTCTAGCTGGTCCTTACGTTAACGTAGAGACTAATTCTAGTTTTACTGGTTCTGACTATAAGTCAACAGCAACTGACCTACACTTAGGTTGGGAAGGAGAAGCTAAAGATCTTTCTTATTACATACAAGGTGGTAAGACACTTAACGTAGCTGATGGAGCAGATTCAACATCCAACTGGTCTGGTAAGACAGGAGCTAGTTTCCCTGTTTCAGATAAGTTAGGTATTTATGGTGAGCTATCTTTCTCTCAAGTAGAGAATGCTGACAATAACTGGGGTACAAAATTAGGAACTAAGTTTACTTTCTAATGGCAACAATCCAACTCAGTAGAGAAGCCTCTCCTAGTAATTGGGAGAAGTTCTGCGAGTGGGTCACGAGCACCGACAACCGCCTATACCTAGGCTGGTTCGGTGTGCTTATGATACCTTGCTTACTAACAGCAACCACTTGTTTTATA